CACGGCGCTCATGCGGCAGGCTCGGGTGGAAGCACGGATATTCGGGACGACTACGGAAGAAGCTTTCCAGAACATATCAAGCGCAGTCACCGGCGGCTTGGTTACGACTTTGCGCAGGTCATACGGTTTGCAGTTATCGCTTAAAGACGCTGTGGAGTCATACGCTCGTGCCACGGGAAAGACGACCGAGCAAGTTGAGAAGTATCACATGGCGCAGGCGATCGCCAATCACATCTTGGAGAGAAGCAAATCGCATCTTGCGGCGGTGAACCTTGAGATGATGACCAGCTACGAAAGAGTGCAGATGCTTAAATCTAAATGGAACGACTTCATGGAATCAGCCGGACAGATGTTATGGCAGGTGCTGGGGTTTCTGCAGGGTTTCGCCAATCATTTGGTCGCCGGTATTTTTACGATTCTTGAATACGGATCCGGTGCGGTGAAGGCGTTCATTCAAGGGATTATCAACGCTCTTAATGGGCTTTTAAGTTTTGGGACAGATTTTTTTCAGTCGCTCATGGTGCCGCTGATTAAGTTTTACGATCTTTTGGGAAAACTTCCCGGCAGTGTCGGTGAGACATATCGTCAGGCGGCCGCTGAGGTTGAGCGGTTCTCGCAGTCATTAGATACAAAAACGATTCAGTTTAATGTCGACGGCCTTACTCAGGGTCTTGAGGAAGCTCGGCAGGCGTTTAATCTTGCGGCTGAGGAAAGCGCAAAAGAAGCCATGACGCAGTACGACCTTGTGTTCGCCAAGGTCAAAGACACAGGTGATAAGACGGCGGAGATTTTGAAGAACGTGGCGAAAGAGGTCGGTAAGAGCGCAGAGGAAGCTGGCAGGCAGTTTAACGTTATGGAGGAGTTCGCAAAACAATCGGCGCATAACATGCAGAACGCTTTCTCGCAGTTTTTCTTCAAGGCGTTTACCGGAGAGCTTCGCAGTGTCAAAGAAGTGTTCGCCGATTTCGGCAGGGCGGTTTTGCAGATGATCTCAAACATCTTGGCGAAGCTGTTACTCATGAAGATATTTACAGCGATGGCCGGAGCTGGCGGCACGATATTCGGCGTGCCTGTGGCGAGCTTGTTTCATCAGGGCGGTTCGATTGAGAAGCGCAACCGGGCGTTTATCCGTGCGCATTCGGGGCTCGCTCCCGATGAGGTGCCGATTATAGCGCAGACCGGTGAGGGCGTTCTTTCACGCAGGGGCATGCAAGGGGTGGGCGGATCGGATAATCTTCGGGCGCTCAATAACGGCGAGTCTATCCGGGGTGAGGGGATAACGATTAACGTCAATCAGGTTATTCAGGCGTGGGACGCTCAGGATGTGTGGCGTAACCGCAAGATGTTATCCAACGCTATCGCTGACGACATTTATAACAACGGCAAGATTCGGTCGATTATCAGGAGTTACGCATGAGCGATTTTTCATATTCCCCAGATTTTGTTTTTGAGGAAACATTGGAATATAAAACGCTTATCTCGGAGTTTGAGAACGGAGCGGAACAGCGCAGGCGCAAATGGGCGGCACCTTTGCATAAGTGGCGTTTAAGATTCAATAGCCGGGTAAAAGCCGACATGCAAATGGTGCGGGATTTCTTCAAAAGTAAATACGGGGCGTTTATGGCGTTTACATGGACGAACCCGAATGATTCGGTTGAGTATTCGGTGCGCTTTGTTGAGGACAGTTTTAAATTCACCATGAAAGCGCACGAGGTTTATGACTTTGAGTTTGATGTGATAGAGGTGAAGTAATGCCAAGAGACGTTGATATTACATTTAAGCAGGAAAAAGCGAAGCAGGAAAACGCTCCGTTATTTCTTTACACGCTTGAGGCGTATGACGGGGTCAATGACCTGCATCTGGCCGGATTCGATCAGGATATTACCTATGACGGCGTTCTTTACTCGAAGTTTCCGATAACGCACGAGTTTGTCTCGGAGAACAATCAGGGGCAGATTGATCAGGTGAAGGTGCGGCTGGGCAACGTGTCGAGGCTTATCGAGCTTTATCTTGAGCAGTATGACTTTCGGGGCAAGAAAGTTGTTATCCGCATGGTCTGGGCTGATCAGCTGGCGGATTCGGATGCTCATATGGACGACGTATTTTATATCGACAACTACTCAGCTGATCAGAAGAACGTGGAGTTTACTTTAACCGGCAAGTTTGACGTGCTGGGCGTGGATTTACCCGCACGCAGGTACGCACGCAACTATTGCGCTTGGAAGTTTAAGTCAGCGGAGTGCGGGTATGTGGGAGGAGAGACCGCATGCAACAAAACGAAACAGCGGTGCAAGCAATTGGAGAATTACCTGCGGTACGGGGCGTTTCCGTCAGTGCCGTCAAGGCGGATGTACGTAATGTAGAGAAGCGCATGATCGAGAAGTATCTCGGCATTCCGTACCGGCACAGAGGCAGAACAATGGACGGTCTTGATTGCTGGGGGTTTCTTAAGCTGGCGTATGCGGATTTGGGAGTTTGTCTTTTTGATATCGAGGACTTGGAATACGGCAAGGTTTGGGGACTGAAAGGCAAAGATTATTTCAAGGATAATTGCGCCCATGATTGGGTTAAGGTTGCCGATCCGCAGGTGCTGGACGGTATCTTGTTTTTGAATTCAAGGGGTGTAGCGAATCATGCGGGAATCGTTTTAGGCAATAGGCGGTTTATTCATTGTTGCCGTCAGGGTGTCGTGGTATCCCGGCTTGATGATGCCTCGTGGGTTAAAAAAGTAGAAGGATTTTACAGGTTAAAAGCATGATCATAATTCGTAACATAGCCAATCCGTTTAAGACCGAGGATACGGAAATCCGCAAGGTTAAATATTCCCGGAGCAAGTGCGTACGGGATTATCTTGAAGTGGCGGGTTTTGATTATCAAGACAAGCGGGTGATTGTCACCGGCAAACGTATTGATGATTTATCCGTGCGGCTTGATGACGGCGATGAGATTACCGTTATTCCGGAGGTAAAGGCTCCAATTATCGCTGTCGTGTCGTGGATTATTTCCGCTGTCTGGGCGGTGGCCGTGGCGCATCCGTTCTTGTTTGCGTTCTTTGTGCTGTCGATGGGGTATTCCATTTATCAGTACATGAACCAGCCGAGGATGCCGGATTTTAATTTGGGGTCGGCGAACGGTCTGGACGAAGGATCGCCAACATACGGCTGGGACGGCATTCGGACTATTCAAGAGGTCGGTGTTCCAGTCGCCGTGGTTTACGGAAGGCACCGGGTCGGCGGCAATATCATCAATCAGTTTTTGTGGGAGGACGGGGATAAGCATTATCTTAATGTTTTGCTCGCCCTTTGTGAGGGAGAGATTGAGTCAGCAGAGGATATCGAGTTAAACGATAATCCGATAGCTAACTTTGACGGAGTTTCGGTTATTAAGCGGTTTGGCACGAATTACCAGAGCATGATCGAAAACTTTGAGGATCTGCACAATATTTACTCGATCGGCGCAAATCTTACGCAAAACAATCCTTCTATCTACACCATGATTGATTCTGATGTCGAGGCGTTTGAGATTCATCTGCGGCTCAACAACGGATTGTATCAGCAGAGTTCAAGTTCGGGAGATATTCAGAGTTGGAGCGTGACTTACCGGGTTGAGTATAAACTCCATACCGACAGTGTTTATATCGATCTGGGAGAGACGACAATTTCAGGGCAGTCACGCACGAGCGTGCGCAGGGTGTTCAGAAAAGACGGGCTCGCACCCGGGCAATACGACATTCGTGTCACCCGCACCAGCGAGGACGGTTCGCTTCAGCCGTTAAAGCAGGGCGACCTCACGTTGTTTCAAATCGACGAGATTAAAACGGATGATTTGTGTTATCCCAACACCGCTTTGCTTGGGTTCAAGTTGTTGGCGACTGACCAATTGAGTGGATCCATGCCGAACATAACGGCGATCGTGGAGGGCAAGAAAGTTTCTATCCCGGACGTGCGTAACGCAGGCAATTCGGTTGACTGGGAAGATTATTACTGGGACGGAAGTAATTACCGGCTTTTTTCCGATGACACAATTCTTTCGTGGGACGGCTCAACTTATGTCTTGAAGTATTCGGCGAATCCGGTGTGGTGCCTGCGTGATTTGGTCACGAATAAAAGATACGGCTTGGGCGAATTTATTTTAACCGACAATTTAGATAACGCTTCGATTCTTGAGATGTCGCAGTATTGCGAGGAGCGGGTTCCTGATGGAGAGGGCGGGTATGAGAAGCGGTTTCGGATGGATGTGGTAATTGACAGCAACAATAAAGCGCTCGATGTTTTGATTCAGCTGTGCGCCACGTTTAACGCAATGCCGGTGTATAGCGCCGGGGGGTTGACGTTTAAGATTGATAAGCCCACTATGCCCACTCAATTATTCGGCATGGGCAATATCGTCAAAGACTCATTCGCACAGAGCTGGAAAACGATGAAAGAAGTGCCGAACGTGATCGAGATTCAGTTTACCGATAAAGAGAAAAACTATCGGCAGGAGACAATCGCTTATATCGATGAGGAATCGCTGGCTTTAGGCGAACCGATGCGTAAGAGCCAGCTTCGCTTATTTACCACAGGTGCGAGTTACGCCATACGAGCGGCACGCTATGCTTTGAAAGTCGCACGCTACATTAACCGTTCAATTGTGTTTAGGGCGGGGATTGACGCTGTGGCGTGTCAGGCGGGGGATATTATTTCGATATCACACGACGTTCCTCAATGGGGTTTCTCAGGCAGGGTTCAGGAAGGTAGTTCAGCCACGCTTATCAAATTAGACCGCTCAATGATCATCGAGGATGGCAAGTCTTATAAGATTCAGATTCGGTTTATTGATGACATGATTGAGGAACGGTTTATCACCTCGCCAGTGGGGACGCATACTGAGATTACGTGCGAGGCGTTCTCGGCTGATCCGCAGGAGTTTGATGTTTACGCCATCGGCGAGACCAACAAGGTAAAGAAAGATTTTCGGGTGGTGTCGGTTCAGCGGGAAGGCAAACACGAGGTTCAGATATCGGCGCTTGAATATAACGAGGCGGTATATGACGATTCCGACATTATCTTGCCGCAAAATAATTACTCATCGTTATCAAGTGAAATTCCAGCGGTCAATAACTTGAGTTTGACGGAATCGCTGGTTAAGAAAACAGACGGCACGATTGAGAACGCAATCGATGTGTGGTTTGACCGTCCGGCGTATGTGGATCATTACGTGAAGTCATACGCCAAGGCGAAGATTTATATAAGCGATGATAACGGGCAGAGCTGGCGAGCAAGAGGCGAGACTACCGGCACGCAGTTTCGCATTATCGGCGATATCGTTGATGGCCATACTTACAAGGTCAAGGTGACATCGCTTGATTCTATGAATGAGGAAAGTTCATTGGCCATGGCCCCGGAGAGTGAAATAACGGTTGTGGGTAAGTCAGCGCCGCCATCAGATGTTTTATCGTTTTTGGTTAACCGAAACAGGGATTTGCTTTATTTCGGTTGGACACCGATTACGGATGTTGATGCGTGGGGGTATGAGATCAGACGTGGTCTTAATTGGGACAGCGGCGAGTTTATCACGCTTCAGCAGGGCTCGCATTATCTGACTAAGGAAGTCAAGCAGGGTGTTGGGCAGAGTTATTGGATTAAAGCGATAGACACATCGGGCAATTATTCCATGAACGCAAAAGAGTCGGTTGTGACGATTACCGAGATTCCGTTCAGGAATATGGTCGCCGAGTATCAAGAACAACCTTTGTGGGAAGGCGCAAAAGTTAACGTTGAAAAGAATGCCGACTC